CCAAGTGATCTCAATACCATAATGTTGCAATAACCAAATAGATAGGTCATTTACTAATGTAAAAGGGTTGTTAGGATTAATCTTATACATCTTTCCTTGATTCTTTCTATGCCATTCAGAATCATTAGGAATATATACTTCATTGCCTTCTCCAGGAAATCCCATCTTACCAATATCATGATTCAATGCTACAAACAATAATTCTTGTTTAGTATATCCTGACATATCTGCACCCATATCAGTCCATAATGAATGAACTTTTTGTGCACACTTAACCACTCTTAAAACATGATCAACATATCCACCTTCAAATGCATTATGATAATGATCAAAACTAGATGCAGGCTGTACAGCCATCCTATCTTCTAAGTCTGTATACATTGCTAAAAGTTTTTCTTTTCTTTCGCCTTCAAAATTATCTTTAATAAGATTGATAAGGTCTTCCCAATTTTGTACTATTTGTTCTGCTGATAATTTCATAATTTATATAATTTGATCTATTACACCTATTTCTACTAATTCTTCTGCTGTTAAAAATAAATCCGATCGCATTTTATTTCTCCACCATTCAGAATCTTTTTTAGTTCTTTCTGCTAACATGCCATAAATAACTTTTTCTAAACTTTTCACATTATCTAAATATGCTGTTATATCACTCATTTTACCTCCTAAAAAGCTTGATGATTGATGAAACATAACTGTCGATCTTTTACTCATCATTCTTGTTCCAGTACCACATGTTAAAATTATGGCCGCGGCCGAAAATGCTCTACCTCTACATATTGTATTAACTTTAACATCTAATGTTTCAATATAATCGATAATACCAAACATTTCATAAATGTCTCCGCCTGGACTATTTATCATTAAGTTAACTGGAGCTGTTTTATCTTTTCTATGTTGAAGTAAACTTCTCATACGTATAATAAAATCTGTCAATGTATGATCGTTTATTTCATCATTAATGAATATAACAGAATCTTCATAATCAAGTAATGTTCCTAATTGATTATGTAGTGCTTCGTATAATTTACCTTGAGGCTGTTCTATATTTAAAGGTTCTTTTGGTTCTTTTTCTTCGTATAAACTCATTCTTATCTCACTCTATTTAATATAATATAATAAAAAAATTTCATAAGTCAAAAGATTATCGAATCTTTTTTAACTTACGCTCTAATTTTTTTAATTGAGATGTCCCTGATTTTATATCTTTCTTCCAACGTGCGTTCTTTAATTGACCTCTAACCATTGCCATTTGTTGTAATATTTGATTTTTCAATTGATCTTTTTCATTTCTAGATAATTTCTTTTTCGGTGTTTTATCTATTTTTGTAGATTCTAATGTTCCTTTAAGATCTGGCTGTTCTTTGCCTTTATGAAATACATTTCCATCTTTATCAACAAATTGTTTCATAAATTGCCAACCTCGAGGTCTGCCTTTAGATACATAACCACCTTTAATATCTGGTGGTGCTACCGTGTGACAAACACATTTATAACACAATACTGCATTAGAATCTTCGCCTACTTCAGCCCATCGATTACATCTAGGTTTATCACCTAAAAATTGAAATGACCAATGTTTTTGATCTACAATACTGTTTCGGCAAATCATATATCGTTTGCCATTTTGTCTTTTTGTTTTGAATTTATGTGTAACTTTTTTTGCCATATTTATAAACTTTTAATTATTACCAATAACCTCCTCCGCGGTCTGGTTTTTTCTTTTTTGGTTTTTCTTTGTATATATCTTCTTTCGGTTCTTCAATAGGAACTTCTTTTTCTAATTCCTCCATTATTACTTCTTTAGGTATAATTGGCTGAGGTGAATAATGTGGAGTCGGAACTTCCTTTTCTTTTTTTGGTTCGATTTGAGCAAATGCAAAATTAGCAGCAACTACTAATGCAATTGCCAATGGATCGAATACAAATATAATTAATAATAGAAACCAATTCACAACAGTACCCATTTCTTTACCAGTTGTTTCTGATAAGTATTTAAGTGGTCCTAATTCTCTTTGTTCTTCATTACCTATTTCAAGTTCAAGTAATTCTGTATCTATTCTCATTACAGAATCCATTACAGCTTCCAATTTTAGATTTATATTATCTCTATCCTCAATTGTTGTTTTTAATTCTGATTGTAATGCTCTTCTTGTAGAACTGGATGTTGTTGTAATTACTTGCTGAGCAGTTTCGTCCCAATATGATACTGAAGTTGGATTTGATAATGATGTTCTTAAATCAGAAATGGTTGTATTTAATTGTGTCTTTTCTAAAGTAAGATCTGTCTTTTGTTCTTCAAACCTATTTTGTTTTGTTTGTAATACAGCTAATGATTTATCTAGAAATTCAGATTTAGTTGCCGTTTCTTGATAGGCTCCAGACAAGAATCCATATATACCACCAGATGTTATAACCATTAAAACAAATACTGCTACAGATAAATAAAATCTCATAAATTTATTTATAGTATCCCAATATTGGTATAATAATGAAGCAGTAACTAATTTGGCAAATTCTAATGAACCAGCCATTATAATTACTTGCAGACTAGCGCCTGCAAATAATTTGCTCAATCCAAATACAGAATAGAATGCGGCTGAGCCGGATACGGCTAAAGCAGATAATCCTATTAAAAATGGAAAGAGTCTTTTTTTCATACATTAGCTCGCTGTTACTCTATCGATAACAAACTTTAATTTTTGACGCATTCTATTAAATCTTTGTCTAGCCTCAATTGGTTCGATAGCCATTTTTCGTTCAACAGCTTGATCGATAACCATAATCATATTATCGACTTCATCTAGGTGTCTAAGTACATTTTCTCTGTCTTTCATATTAAAACTTCTTTTTTATTTTTATTATTATACGCATAAATATTGCGATATTCTAAAAGTGCTAACTCTTTTGCCTTAGCTTCTATCACAATATCTAAATCTAGACCATATGTATTAATCTTATCAATAATATAATCTGAATGTGCTTGAGGACGTATTGATTCGTCCATTTTTTCTCTTGCTCTACTTTCTGAATAATGAGTACATTGTCTAACATTTTCTGGCCATGTTGATCTTGCCAATTTCAATGCTGCTTCTTCAGATAACTCCTCCGGATGGAATGTATGGTGATGATAATCGAATGTGATTGGAATACCTATTTCTTTATGAAAATAATCATACAATTTTTGAACAGACCATAAACTTGGCTTATCATCATTTTCTAATACTAATCGTTTCTTACAATTATCAGATAATCTATGCCAACCTGCTATCCATCTCTTTGCAGTTTCTTCAAATTGACCGCCATATGCTCCGCCAACATGAATATTAATTTTATTTTCAAATGATGGCTCAAATCCCATAAGGTCAAATGTTTCTGAATGACGTTCTAGTCCTACAACCGTACGTTCAACTACTTCAGGATTAGGAGATCCTAATACATTGAATGGTCCAGGATGGGTGGTTACTCTAATATCATGTTTACGAGCATATTCACCACATTCCATTAGTTTAGCAGCAATCTCATTAAACTGAGGAAGTTCATGTAATTCATATTGATCGTGCCACGGAAATAATTCAGACCCTAATCGAAATAATTTAATTTTATGATCTTTATTCCATTGAAGATAATGTAATAAGTCATTTGCATTTAACAAAGCTTTTTCTCCAATCAATTCAAGATTCCAATCTTTAGGATTGTCAGAATTATTTTGCCAAGTTGCTTTTCTACAAGTTCTAGATGTCGTTACTCTGCCACCTAATTTTTTTGGACGGTTAGTTAGTGTCATATTGACACATGCATAACCTAATCTTACCTTTTCATTCATATATTAATATAATAAAAATATTTCGTAAATCCTAATAATTAGGATAAATACATAATTCATTATCACAAGAGGAGCTATTTCTAAAATATGCTTCTGTAACACATACACCGTTCACATATGGTTCAAAATTTGCAGCATCCCAATCACAACAAAACTTTTCAACCATACTTACATCTGGTTTTGATCTTTCTGGAATATCAGTAAATTCTTGTTTTTCACAACTTACAAATATAACAAATAATAACAATAATAACTTTTTCATATAAATAATTTTAAATTAAACATTTCTGCCATTTTCATAAACATGCTTCATGGTTGGAAATCGTAAACTAATACCACCTTCCTGGTTCTTAGTTTCTTCAAAATATTGAACGGTAATTGTTTTACCAATAATTAATTCTGGATTAGCTTCGTACTTTAATCTTTGCTCTTGGTTCCATCCAGAACCAACTTTTACTTGATGACCTTTATGATTAATATAAGCTTGGGCCATCATTCTAACTACTTCTTCTTTTCCATCTCTAATAATTCTATGATCTTCAAAATCAATACTTTCAACTACATATTCTGCATCATAAAACTTTTTTACCTTTAATAAGTTTTGAGATCTTTTACCTTCATACCCAACATTTTTTCTTAACATAACTCCTTCAAATCCTTTATCTTCTGCTTTACTCTTTAATGCAGCAAAATGGTCATCATCATTAACAACAATTTGTTCTAGAACTGATAATGATGCTTGATCTTCAATTAGAGCATCTAATTTAGCAAATCTTGCAATTCTTTCTGCTAATGTTGCTTTACTTTCTTTTGAATCAAACTCTGTCTTAGTCAAATAATCAAACATTACATATTTAGGATTATTAATAGTATGATTCTTTCTTTTGATTTGTTTCATTATACCTTGAAAATCTTCATTACCATCTTTATCCATTAAACAAATCTCTCCATCAAAAACAACTCCTACGACACCTAATTGTTTAACTGCATCTTTAACAACTTGTAATGTTTCAAACTCATTACCTTGTCTAGAATAACATTTAACTTCGCCATCTAATCCTACAACTGTAATACATCTTACACCATCTAACTTTCTAGATGCAAACCATACATCATTCCAATCAACTCGTTTAGGATCAAATTTATTTGCTAATGCAACATCAAAAGTTGGAATTAAGTTTGGAATAACTTTATTGATAACTGATTCAGAAGCTCTAATTTCTAAATTTCTATCTATAATACTAAAGATCAAATCTTCATATTCTTTATGTTGAAGTATAAATGAATTTACCATTGCAATTGCATCATGTCCTGTATATACCCTATCATTAAGGTCGTTTAACAATGTAAATATATCATCATGAATCTTATTCATATCACATATGTCTACGTTCTTTTTACAGGTCTTACTGGTTATATAATACTTCTTATAAGGATCTAATGCATAAACTAATGCACTTTTAATAAATGGATTTTTACCGTAAGCATTAATAA